GCCTTGATACCTTTAGCGACTATTGCCTTTGCATCAATAAAATAAGCGTTCAGCTTTCCCCCTTCGGTAAAGAAAGGAACTTCTCCCGTTGTCGTTATTACCTTGAAACGGTCTGCTACAACGTCAAAGGTACTATCCTCACCATTCAAGTGCATACCTACTTTTTCAAGACCAGTACGCAAGTCGCTCACAACAGCTGAGATGGAGTTGAAACCAACATCAAACTTTGCCTCGAACTGTTTAGTAGTATAGCGTTGTGCAGACTGCCAATCTTCAATACTAAACTCTTCACCCTTTTTCTTTGGACGAATACAAACAAGCAAATCGTTGTGGTACTCATCACCAAACTTTGCATTGGTCCACTGGTCGCCTATATCGTATGGCGGAACTGGTACGGCTTGTGTGAACACCCTGCGCTTACCGTCTGCCGTATCCTGTGCGTGCTTAGCAGCTTCAAGCGACTTCAACACGTCAGCGTCCGTTATCTCCTTCCAACCGTAAGACCCATCTTGATTTTTCTCGAATGAATAGGAACGACCGCCTCCTGTCTCAGCATAACTTCTATTATAATAGAGGTCGTGCAAGTGCATTTCTTTCGTTTCGTCATCCGTCCATTCATTGGCAGGCTCATTCGTCAAAGTAGGAATGGCGTCGCCAAAACAAATCAAAAATTGGTGGTCTGTTTGCTCTTTCACCGAGTCAATACGACTCTGCATTGACGATAGATAATCCTGTAAGCGGATATATTCGCCTTGGCGTGAAGGTTTTTCAACACGTATCTCGAATTTCTGGTTATCAAATAAGAAGATAGGAGGAGGGAGGATAAAAGAATTGATACCCTTTATAATTTTAAAGTAAGGCGCACCTTCGCCAGCAGCTGACTGTATGATAGCACTTTGTCTTTCCTCATCTGTGGGGTGACCCAACTGCACAACCTCGTCACCCACCTGCGGAGTATCGCTGCCACTTGCGTAGTCATCAATATTCGTATTGTCTGCAATGTCAACATAATCAACACCGACTTCAACAACACGCCTATGCCAATAGTGATTAGACAACTGACCGTCTGCATCAATCAAGTTGAATGTCTCGCACAGAGCGAGGTCATTCTTACGCATAGAGTTGTAAACTCTACGACCCTCACTATCCTGCTGACGGAAGTAGCATCGCCACCTATCTACAAGCCTCTCTATCTTAGATATTACGAAACTACCAGCAGAGTTCACAACCTTTCCCTTGATATGAGAGGTCTTCATTATCTCAACCTCCTCAGCGGTAAGTTTGCGATGCACGTGCAGGTATTCAGCATCTATATGCCAGGCACCTTGTTCATCCTGATAGATAGATACGCCAGACTCGCCACGCACCGACTTACCAAACACGATACCCTTCATGAAGGTAGTCAGTGCATTAACGATTGTATCTTGATCTGTTCGAACGATTTTCTCCCAGTCAGCACTCTTAGGGTCGAGTGTGCGAGCAGCCTTTGCTTCGTCAGCTAATCCAGCAGTAATCTTCTGCGCATCCAACGTAAGGTAGTCACCAATGCGATCGAGCGCATTCAGTACCGACATATTGTCGTGACGGTGTCCAAAAGCACCATCACCCTTGTAAGCAGTGGTGACTTCACGAGAGAACCATTCAAGAATAGCTGCTGCTGTGGTAATATTCCACCTGTCAGAGTAAGGACTCTGGACAGGAAATAAAGCCCCACTGCTCAGCGGTAGTCGCTCAAGCTCAACTAAGCGTGGGGCGATGGTAAAAGACCCAACATCTGGTATCTTGATATCCAACATTGCAGGTGCAGCGTCCTCTGACCTGGTAATATTCAGGTAAGGACGTGCATCTGCGTACTTATAGGTAAATGTATAAGATGAAGGGAGGTCTTTTGTCTGCCAACTGACGTCGCTCTCTGTCACTACAATGCGACGTACGTAGTTGCCTGTGTAGAGGAACTTACCCAATGATGGGAAGAAATCGAGCAACCATTTGCGTTCCTCCTTAGAGAGGAAGCCAGTGTTCTTCTTGTATTCTCTGACCGTGTCAACACGGTACTCTTCTGAGTCGTTCTCAATCTCTGCTACATTGTGCGTATGTTTCGCTGTATTCTCAGCATCACCATACGCACGGAAGGTGTCGATACCACCGAGTGAATTTTCGAAGAGCACCCACTGTTCTTCCTCGCTACGGATACCTGAAGCATAGTATCTCTGAATGTAGGTGAGTCGAGTACCAGCACCATCTTCCACCCATACGTCATAGTAGCTTGGCATCTTACCGAGTTTGCCAGCGATGACACCATATTGCATCGGCATCGTCCACACCTTACCGTGAGAGAGGTTGCCGAGTTCGATGTCTGTCTGAATATAGCTACCGTTCTCTTCTATATACGCACGACACTTCGCAACACAGTCCTCGACAGCGTAGTAACTAAGAAACTCTGGCGTGTAATAGGTAACAGGCTTGACGGTAGGCTGCCACGTCAAGAAGTTACGCTTCAACCAACTTGAAGCGGTGTCAGAGAAGTTGTCGATACCAGCACGCAGTACCGTGAATTGCCATGACTCTTGTGCAGCTGTTTTATCTTCGATGAGATTAACAAGGAACTCACGAGCAATGTTCGGTTGACGATAAATTGTAGTCGACTCCTGGATCTGAAATGACAGCAGCGGAGTGATGATGTTCTCCAAGTCTATCTCTATGCGCTTAGCCTTGTTAGGTGTATAAGTGTGCTGCACAATGATCTCATTCGAATCTGCATACTTCAGAACGAATGTAACCTCTTGCGTGCTTGATATGATAAAGTGATTCATCGAGCCCGTCAGGCTGAGAGAATCAGGTTTAAGAATAATATCCATGTGCGAATTGTTTAACACAAAATTACCATATATATTGGAGATGATAAAGGACAGGTTTTAACCGACATAATTAAAGAGGTACGCACTCCAACCACACCTCCGTTCGAGTGTATTTGTACTCTCCGTGTCTGAACCAGCCACCTTTCCTTGTTATTTGCTCAGTATATGAACGCTGCTTACCATATTGCATACCAACAAACTCAGCTGAAGGTAGAGGAGGGTAGACCGTGACGAAGGATTTGTTTCGCTCTCGATCAGCTGCCTTGTATTCTTCCCAGGTGACTGATGTTTGTTTTTCTTTGCCCACCCACTTATACTTCACATCCATAGCTTTGAGTTGCTCATTGATAGTAGGAGCGGTGATGGTCGGCTCCATAAGCGATACCGTGTACAGCTCTGACTCTACAGGCTCATTCTTTCCTCCAAGTGTGAACTTGAGTTTATTGAAAAAGAAAGGTACACCACGGACAACGACCTTAGCATAAGAGGATAGGTTCTGTTTCTGCGACTGAGAGAGCAGTAGCTTCACCTTCATGTCGTGAAGTGAATTGCGCAGCAGCAAGTCATATTCACGGTAGAATTTTTCAAAGATGCCTTGTGGACCATTGTAGTGCAGAGCGTAATCAAAGATGCGAGGATGTGAAGGTGCATTCACATCGTAAGCAGAGATAGTTCCTGCTGGACGACCGTCTGAAAGATAACTAAAGGCGAGTATCGTCTTTTGTTTGTTGGCAGATTCCGAGGTGTTCTCCTTTGGTTCTGTCGCAACAACCATCTTCGAGTTGAGTGACATGTATGAACCTACGTAGAGGAACTTACCCATATCATAGGTGAAGTCTTCCTCCTTGATAGTTGCCTTATAACTAAGCATTCGTAACTCTGGTATAAGTTCAGGAACCTTTATCTCTTTTGCTTCAAGAGTTTCTCCCGTGTTGTAGTCTTGTGAGGCTTCGCCTATCTTCACCGTCACTTGGAAGTCACCAGACCATCCTGTCTTATAAATAGCCCCATCGATAGGGTCGAAGTAAGCGTTCGGGTTCGCCTTTACTAAGCTATCTATATCGTCGTAGGAGTCTGAGATTTCTGAATCGACCTTCTCCTCCGCTGAGAGTGTTACACGCTTATAGTCGTTCTCTGACTTATAAGAGAGTGTAGGTTCTTGGGTTACGCAATGGGTAAGGTCGGTATTCGGAGCTTCGTTCAGTGCATCACGTAGGAAGATGATATCTGCAATGCGCTTACCTTCATCAGAGGTGAACTCACAGCAGAACTTCTTACGAAAGACAGAGATAAAATCTGCACAAGTAATATCAGGTACAAGGTCAGCGACCTTTATCTTTCCATTCACTAAGACGTCCATAACGTTGTTTACGACTACCATCTTATTGAATGGTTCTGTGCGAGTAAAGAAGTTCTCTTGCAGATCATACCCAAAGTAAGCGAATACACGCTTAAGAAGATAGTTAGCACGAATGAATGGCGACATATAATATCCAGGTGCGAGCGTAATAGGTACGTCGTTGACATACTCTGTGCGCTGTACTGCATTATAGAAGTCACAATCCTCACCGCTCATATCGGGGTGAAACGATTTAACTGAAGGTACCTCTGGAAGGAAGTCGTAGATTTTGTCGTATCTCAACACCTTTTCCTTACCAAACCCATTTAACACCTTATAATTAAGACCTTCCTTTTGTCCAGAATCATCCGTGAAAAGCACTGGAAAGATGCCGTAATGCTCATTAGAGTTATTGCGAAGATTACGACAAAAATTAATCCCTTCTTCTACAGTGTTCACTCCTGGTATGAATTCGCCTTTGAAAATATCCTTCAGCTTTACCTTCTGAATTCTTGAATAAAAAGAGCCATCATTAATGTAGAAGGATGTCGATATGCCACCCTTGTACTGAGCAGACAGCACCACCTGCCTACATTGAGCGAAGTACTCACCATCTTGTATCGCGACATCTGTAGCAGTCATCTTCACTCGTCTACCGAACGAGTCAGGGAAACCGAGTATCCTGCGATTACGTTCTGACGAGGGCAGTTCGAGCGGTGTCGTCTGTTCTCCGTAATCATTGAAGAATGGATTGGTTCGTTCAACCTGGATCTGTGTGTCGGGCTTGAGGTTGTAGTCTTCGCCCTTTTCTATGTTAGTTATCTTCATTACTATGTAAGGTGTTAAGTCTATTTACTTCCGAATCTTCGTGCCTTGTCTTGTAGCTGCAGCTTCTGTTCAATCTCATTAAGAGAAACAGATGCAGGGATGCCGTCAACAGACAATCGGTCAAGAACATCAGTTAATCGCTCGATGAGTGTATCCTTATAGGAATCCTTAACCACGCCACGCACGTCATTAACTGTTGGCGTGACATATCCACCAGAGGCACGACCTTGCGCCTGCTGAATGAGAAACTTATTCATATCGAGGGTGCGGATAGTTCCTGCACGCTGTGCACGGTCAATAATGTCAATGAATGGCGCAACGGTAGGATTCTCAACGGCTGCATTCGATGCTACCCACTCTTTGCTGTGACCATACCCACCTTCTCCGACGAGAACGGTTGGTTTGTCGATAAATCCACGCCTATCTGGGTCGTAGTCCGCACGGAACATCTTTCCATCCTGCTTGCGCTCTACATCGATACTACCACCAGACTCAAGACCCGTTGCAACACGTGCGCCTGAGGCAGAGGCAGAACCAGCTGCACCACTGAGCGACATACGTTTAACACGCTGACGTTCAGCGTTGGCAGTAGCAAGTTGCGCCGCACCAGTGATACCCATCAAGGCAGCAGCGATAGGACCAGCGATAGGACCAAGTTCGCTAAGAGCCTTCATTATAGAAACAGCTGTGTCAGCTATAATCTGAGAGGCTTTGATAGCGAAATTAACATCAGCATACTTCTTCTGTATCTTTAGTTTTTCATCCGCTTTCTTCTTTTCAAGCTCTGTGGTATCCTTGCCTGCTTTCTTTGCAGCTTCAATCTCCGCATCATACTTCGCATCAACGTTCGCTTCCTCTGCTTGCTGTAGTGCCTGAACAGCTCCACTGGAGAGGTTAGAGTAAAAATCGAATGTCTCCTTCATCTTGGCTATCTTCATTCTCTTCACAGCCTCTTCATATTCTTCTTCAGATATCTCTTTATTCTGAAGGTGCATCTTCAACTGATCCAACTCTGCATTATAGAGTTCCTGTTGTGAAGCAAGACCATACTGCTGACGTATCTGAAGGCGGTGTTCTTCTGCCTGCTGATCAAGAAGAGTAAGAGCCTGCTGGCGTTCCTGCTCATTGAGTACACTATCATCTTCTATCTTCTTACGACGTGCGGCATACTGGTCTTCGAATGTGTCAAGCCCATACTCCTGTCGTGCTTGTGCCTTTTGCTCCTCTGCTTTCTTCGCATAATCCACAATGATAGCAGCCTTAGCAGCTTCGTAAGCCTTTGTAACTTCCTTCTCACGTTCGCCATTCTCTTTTGCTCGTTGCAAGGAAGCCTGGTAATATCCATCCAAGAGGAGCAGCTTTGCATCACATTCTGCTTTAAGAGTCTGTGGCTTAGCTGGTGCGGACTCCTGAATCTTCTCAAGAGATTCGTAGTATTCTTTTTCAGCTTCGATATAAGCGGTATTCGCTGCCTGCTGTTGGTCAGCGACAGCCTTAGCTTGACCTTCCTGCAATGCTTTCTTTTTCGCAGCGTCCTTGAATACTAAGTTTTCAGAGCGTTGCAAATATGCCTTCTCTATGTCAAGAAGTTTGTTCTGATGCTGAATATTGAGAGCAGCTACGTATGCGCTGTATTGCTCTTGTGTAAGACTCTTTTTCGCAAGAGCTTCTTTCAGGGCATTCAGACTCTTATCATAACTTCGCTTTTCAGCATCGAGGTCTTGAGCACGATCATGAGAAAAAAGTTTAGCTGCTACTTCATCAGGGTCTGGACCCTTCTTGGTTTTATCTTTTTTTGTTTTAGTTTTCTTTTTAGAGTCTTTGATTCCATTTTCAATGGTGCTCTTTTTGCCTCCGCCAGAACCACTTTTATTTGCAGCATGATTTTTCACCTCGGGTGTTACATCGACTGAAAGATGAGCTACCTTCTTATTGCTACCTGTGTTTTTTATCGCTTCAATGAAATTGTCACGAACATTCGCAGCCATCTTCTTTGCATCATTACCAATTTCGACCCACGTGTCTTTGTAGGCATCCCAAAGTCCCTTGATACCTGTTGTAATTTTATCGACGTCAAACGAAAAAGCACCTTCAATAACCTTTGCCCAAGCCTTTGCCATTCGACCCATACCTTTGAAGCCATCAATTACGAGATAAACTCCAAACTTGAAGACCTCCCATGTACTCTTGAAGTTGTTTTTAATGTGTTCGATGCCTGCACGAAACACCTTAGATTCATTATATAAATCAATGAAGTAGTTAATGATTTTAACTGTGTAGTCGATAATCTTAGACAAGGCTTTAACTCCGAATATCTTAGCTTTCATTGTAAGTTCATCAAAGCCATGTTCGCCAAGACCGAAGAACTTAGACATCTTCTCGTTAAGTTCTGCTTGTGCGTCGACCTCTTCACGCTGGAGTTCTCCGTATTCGCCTGTTACGCCTTTCAGCTCCTCCATATTAGTAGACATATCTGCTAAGGTCTTCACGAGTTTCATACCCTCGTTGCTCGCTGTTTTGCCAAAGACCGCCTTCATGACTTGACCCACCTGCATAGAGTTTTCAGGCAGTTCCTTAATCTTACCTGAAATCATCTTAATAGCCTCTAAGATACTGGTCTTTCCTGATATAAGGTCAGCTTCGAGTTGCTTGCTTGAGATACCGATTGAGTTCAGTGCGCTCTGTGTAGCTGAAGACATAGTACGAATACGGTTTGTAGCGGTCTGAATCAAGCCCATACCTGCTTCATTGAATATACCTGAGCGTGTCTGTGTGATACTTGCTACAAGGTCATTAACAGCACCTCCTGCATCACTAAAGGCTGGTCCATATTGTTGAATCTGACTGAGGAATGTTCCGTTAAGGTCAGCACCAGCCTGCAATCCGTCCTTAATAGCATTAATAGCCTCAGTCGTAGATATACCGTATTGATTGGTGAGAGATTCAACTGTACCGAGAACCTCCTTGTAGTCTTTACCCATCTGTGAAGCGAGTGCTGATATCTGACTCTGTGTGTGGACGAGTTCGTCACCTTGTATGTTAAAGAACTCACGTGTCAGACGCTGCGCCTCTTCAATCTCTACATTGTAATTATACCACCACTTTGCTCCTTCTATCACGGCAGAGATAGAAGCAACAGCAGCGGTAGCCACACCAACGAGTTTTGTCCAACCACCAGAGATAGATGAGAACATACCTTCAAACTTACCCATAATGCCAGACGTCTGTTTCCCCATAGAATTTGTCAGTCCAGAAGCATCACGACGTAATTCTGATATACGTCCATTCACGCTACGAAGCTGTGACGCTAAGTGCTCATACTCTTTAGGGTTCGCTGCCTTTGAAGTATTGTTCAGTGCTGTCTGAAGTTCCTTGGCATGTTTCTTGAGCTGTGACATTGTCATAGCATTGACATCCATTGCAGAGCGAAGTTCACGCAGTTTCTTATTATTCTCAGCAATCTGATTACTATAATTCTTCACCTCTGCTTGTAAGCGTTTGTACTCAGCGGTCTCTTTCTTACCTGCTGCCTCGAGGTCGAGCATTCGATTCTGTCGAGCCTTCATTTCCTTACTAAGGTCCTGCGTAGCACGCTCAAGCTGTCGTAATTCCTGCTGTGCCTTGTCTGTTTTAGCATCGATAACCAAGGCAACGTGGTCTTCTTTGATTTTGCTCATATCTATTGATTATCTGTGGGTAATATGTGATTTGAAAGTGCATCCTCCATTTTCTTTTGCCAAGCAGCACGAACTTCATTTGTAAATCCTGCTTGAATATCAGGGAAAGTTTCGTTGTACAAAACACCCCATACAACTCTATTATAAACAGCATACTTAGCACGCTGCTTCTTGGCTCGCTTACTATTTAAGCCTGCATAGTTAATGCGGTATTGCATATCGAGGAAACGTAGATAAGAAAGAACCCCGATATAAACGGTAAACTTTCCATTCGATTCTTGAAGAGAGAAAGCACGACGAGATAAGAAGTTTCGAAGAGTTCCAGTGTGCTCCTTGAAGTAGCGATTAGCAACTTCTTCCTGCGTCTTATAGATAATGCCGATATCACGACGAAGAATCTCAGAGACGAACTCATCCTTTACGAATTGATCTGTTATCATGACACAAAGATAACACGAGAAAAATAATGGGAAAAGGACAAAAAAAAGCGAGAGCAGCACGTCTCACGACGTACTGCCCTCAAAAACCATAACTTAAAATATAACTATAACTATAAAAACTTATATTTCACGGAACATCCACTTGAATTCCAACCCTTGCGCACCAGGACGATTGCAGAACTTATATCCTGCATCGAGAAGAGCTGTGGTTATTTGCTCTGCACACACCTTAGCAGAAGGGTCTAAATTGCGAATAGCATCTATTACCTCGGGGGTAGAGAAGAAGTGAGTTGTTTCTGCTGGTGTCGACGCTGGACGATATGTCGCTGATAAAGCAGCTATGTATATACTAATGTCTGTTATAGGCTGCTCGTCGTTTTCTTTCTTCGTTGTCATTGTCTTAAGGTTTTATTGTTTTTGATTATCGATATCTCCGTGCGGGTCAACCGAGGTGAGAAATGAGTTGAGATCCCTACGCAGTGAGCGTAGAGTGTCGAGGAATGTGAGAACGGTGTCAGACTTTATATTGCCAGCATCCCTCCATTGATCAATAAGAAAACCCTCGATGGCTTCTAAGCGTTCTGTGCGCTCAGAGATATAACCAGGGTCGAGCATTGCTCGAAGGGTCTCAGTTGTTTGTTCGTCGAGATTAACGATAGACGCTTTCATTTTGTATTTCATTTTAAATCAATTATTTTCTTTACTTCAGACAGAGTTTTATAAGAACTCTTAAGATTATTCACTCGCTCTTCCCAACTATCCATAGCTGTTTGTTGACGTGAAGAAGCTTCGCCTGCCTCATGAACACCTCTATAATATTCGAGATAAGATGTCGCCTTAGTGAGTTGACGCTTAACATTATCTCTTAATGATTTTATAAGGCCTGGTGTTGAACAGAAGTCATCCAACGGTATGAACAAGCCTTTTTCAGCATGGTAGTCATAAACAGCAGGGTCGGTTATGATTTTCATTTCGCACCCCCTTTCTGAACACTACTTTTTATATCTTCAGGCAAAGAGTAATAATCGTCGCCATCGTCTGGTACAGGCTGAATAGACTCTTGAGAAGAATCGAATCCAAACATCCCACGGACATCAGAGAAATAGATGCGCAACATACACTTCTGTTGAGAGTTGTTCTTGTAGACTGAAATAGTCCCAAGAGATCCTTCGCTAACATGGAACGAGAATCTTTCTTCTGCCTTTGGAATAGCGTTATAATTTTCTTTCAATTCATCAACAACCTTGTTGAATGCTTTTAAGTCCGCTACAAGAACTCCTTGATAATTCTTCATACAATCAGCAAGTGGTACAAGGACTTTGGGAATTGAAAAGTCTCGAAAATAGCAATCAAATATTATCATGCTTTGCCTCCTTTCTTATCACTTCATTAAGGTTCTTACTGAGTTCCTCGCTGAAACCTTCCAAAGAAAGAACCTCTTTATAATGCAGACGTAAAACATTTTCAGCGAAGCTGAGTTTTGTAGTTGTACAGATATAGATATAACCGTTATCAGCTTCAGCAGTGAGGTTGTATTTTCCCTTTGCCTTTGGAATGGCATCCAGTTCTGATTTTAGTTCTTCAATAAACGTCTTCAGCGTAGATTCGTCAGCCATAAGGGCTTGGTAACGTCGCTCCATACAGATAACAACAGGCGCAAGGTACTTCGGGGTAGAAGATGCCTTGAAATAGTAGTCAAAGAATATCATTTTGCACCTCCTTTCTTAATTATATTTTTTAAATGATCTGGGAGACAAAAACATTCGTCACCTTTATCGGGGACAGGAAAAACCTCAAGGTTCTGCTGGTCGCACTGGGTAGAACTCTCGAAAGTCTGAAAGCCCCATAAGCCAAGTATGTCGGAGAAACCTATACTTATCATCGAGAATGGAATTTCGTTGTCGTCAATAGCGATAGAACTATCAGAAAGATTGAGCGTATATTTTTTATTCGCATTGGGAATCGAGTTAAACTTCTTATACACCTCATCGATAAATACTGCAAACGTATCAATGTCTGCTACAAGAACCTTGTTATATTTCTTTATAAATTCGGAAAGTGGTTCAAGGTCTTTTGGAACATCAGGAACCTTGAAGTAATTATAAATGAATATCATGCCTTGCCTCCTTTCTGTTTCTTTTCTGATTTATTCATGCGATAAACTAAGTAGCCTGCACAGAGGGTTGAAACTACGGATGTAATAGGCTGCTGCTCGATGGCTACAGCTGCTACTATCACGCACAAAGATACAAGGTTAACTCGAATTACCAAACGACGGGTAACTGAGAACTCGCAAATCCTGCTGTAGAACTCGCTTTTAGCGTCGAGCCAAAGATTAAGAGACTTGAGTTTGCGCTGTATCGTAGTACGTACGTCGATAGGCTGCTGCTTTGCAGAACTCTCGAATTCGATTACTTGTTGCATGTTGCACATTGTTTGACTGTTGCCTGAATCCGTCAGGTGCGGAAACAGAAAAAGCGGATGCTCTTCCTG